CTCCGATGGTATGTTTGGGTACCCGATCATGGAAAAAGGATATTCAGAATGGACCAAAGATTTGGCTAAAAGATTACTTATCGAGACAGGGGTGTCTACATCAGCTCTAGTCGGGACTGGTGTTTATGATAAAGCCAAGGGCATTCACACTAAAGCCAGAGTAATCGATGCTGGGGCTTATGTTCTTGATCATAAGCCGATATTCTCCCCTGAAGATATGGTTTCGCTCGTCATTTTACTTGCGCGTATTCAGAAACACGGATGGAAGATGGAAGATGGAAAGCTAGTTGCTAAAGATGGGAAAACTCGTAGTGTTTACCCTAACGCTTTCATTCCAGCTTTAATCGAAGCGATGATTATGGCACCATTTAACAAGAAATTACAAGAGATTAAATTCGATTGTATGCCTTCATTGCAAGACAAGCCTACTAGGGTGGAAATGATTAAACGACAAATCATTGAGGCTTTAAAGAATGGATATGATTACCTAGCTGCGGACTGGTCAAAATATGATGCTTCAGTAAAGGGATCTATATTAGCAACCGTTATACAATTGGTTGTGAAGCCATTTATTAATGCGAAATTTCACTATTGGATAGATGCTGCAACTTTTATTTTGACTTATAAGTATTTGTTGTTAGATACTAACTTAGCTAGCATCTGGCCTGAGGACTATAAGGAAGCGATGGGAATAACTCCTTTTAAAACAGTCCGAAACTATACTATTTTTGGTTTAGTTGATGGCTTAATTTCCGGTGCAAAATTTACGCATGTCGGAGGTAGTTTATACGGTGAAGTGGTCGTTCATCGCTGTGTCCCTCGTCTTTTGGGTTGGGATCCGATTTTTGGAGCTCAAGCTGGAGATGATACGCTAGTGGGAGTACCTTTGAGTGCTATTGACGTATCAAGCGTTAATAAGACCTATGACCCGTTCATTAAGGCTGCGGAGGAGTATGGCCTGCATGCCAATTCTTCGAAGCAGATCTTTCATAACATCAAGGGTGAAGTTGTCAAGGTATTTCTGCAAGATTCCTACCATGCTAGCACAGACACCTGGGGAATCGGCTCAGCTTTCCGTCCAGCCGATGCGGTTTGGGTGTCCGAAAGAGACAAGGGGTTGTCCGTAGCAGAACAACTCATGGCTGAGATCGCTCGAATGAATCAAGGTGCAGATAGCCCATTCATCGAGGATGTTGTTGCATGGTGGCTCTCACACGAAAGATATTTAGGTTGGATGTTTAAAGAATTCGGCACAAGCGCTTTTCAGCGTATCATTAGCTCCATTGGCCTCAGTACAAAGGAACTAATGCAGAGCATAGATGTCGGTTCTTTCACCTTCGGGGTCGATAGGCATGATTTAGAAGCTGGTACGCTACCGATTCTCGACGTCATGGCGCGCGTAGCCGCCACGTTAACGTTCTCAAGTGAGGACAGGGCATCATTTCTTGGTGACTTAAATCCCGATGCGGTAAGTGATGATGTCCTAGAATTAGACAACTCTCAGTATGACGATGATGATAGCATCGAATAATACCGTGC